AGTCGAGCTTACTTCAATTCTCTCTGAGCAGATTGCTCTTGAGATTGACCGTGAGATCGTTGCTGACCTTGTTAACGGTGCAACCGCCGCAACATATTACTGGTCACGCTCTCCTGGCTTGTTCGTGAGTAAAACAACCGGCGCCGAAATCGGTGCTAGTTCTGCTGCTCCCGACTTCACCGGTACTGTGTCTGAGTGGTATGAGACTCTCGTTGAAACTATCAACGACGTTTCTGCACAAATCCATCGCAAGACTCTGCGTGGTGGCGCTAACTTCGTCGTCGTAGGACCTGAAGTTGCCAACATCCTTGAGTTTACCAGCGGTTTCCGCGCTTCCGTCACACATGATGACGAGAAGGGTTCGATTGGTGCAGTTAAGGCTGGTTCACTGAGTAAGAAGTTCGACGTTATCGTTGATCCTTACTTCCTCAGAAACGTGGTTCTTGTAGGCCGTCGCGGATCCTCTTTCCTTGAAAGCGGATACGTATACGCCCCGTATGTCCCACTCCAGACTACACCCACAATCTTCGGACCGGAAGACTTCGTGCCCCGTAAGGGCGTCATGACGCGCTATGCCAAGAAGATGGTGCGCCCTGATATGTACGGCCTTGTTATCGTACGCGGACTCCTCGGTGAGTCTGGTGGTTGATAAATTAGCTGATATCAGTTAATTGGTCAAATAAAATGTAAAGCCTCCTTCTTCGGAAGGGGGCTTTCGTTTATGGTGAGCTATTTAAGGATGAACAATGTTCACCATTATGTTTTAACATGATTACAAACGGAGGGTTTAAACAATGGGAAGTAAAAGAGTAGGACTTGCGAGAACGCAGGTATTAATAGAGGGATTAAGGAGAGAAATACAGCTTAACCAAGCAACTTTAGTTGGAGGAAAAGCTAAACTTAAAACAACAACTGCGGCAACCACACTTACTGTAGCAGATAGTGGTTGCGAAGTAATTTGGACACACGGCGCCGGCGCCGGGTATGATATAACTCTGCCAAGTTGTGAAGCAGGATTACACTTCAGATTTAGAATTGGGCTTGGAACCGCGTTCGCTCACTATATTGCTGTGGGCGAAAGTACTGATCGTTTTTTTGGAGTTGCTAAGGTACTCAGTGCCACCGACGATCAAGTAGCCGTTCAGTCACAGGTTTTAGCTGCTACAGCACGCAAGTTCTTGCACATTCAAAGTGACATCGCTACTTCTGGTGGTAACGCTGGAGACATCATTGACGTCATCGGTGTTGATGATACTCATTGGCTTGTGACAGCAAATTTGAGAACAGAGAGTGCCACCCCAGGCACCATAGCTGTTTTTAGGACTGCTAAACTATAATATAGTATTTAAAATTAATACTTCCCCCCTTTTCTTATACGGATCGGGGGGTTTTTTTCAAAATGATGATCCACCAAATTTTTCCCCCTTTAATTTTTTGAGATTTTGGATTTATAAAACTATTTATATTTGTCAAAAGGACAAAAGGAAAAATTATTATGCACGCCCGCAAGAGATTAATGTTCAAGAATAGAGATAGAGCACGCAAGGCTGCCAACCATGCTGCAGCTGCCCCCGCCACACCTGTGGTGGAGAAGGTAGCACCCGTCACACCCGTAGCAGAGAAGGTAGCACCCGTCACACCTGTGGTGGAGAAGGTAGCACCCGTAGCAGAGAAGGTGGCCCCTAAAGCAACGCCTCTCAAGAAAACTTCTACTACAAAAAGATCTGCCGTTACATCGAAAAAGAAGTAAAACTCTAGTTTATTATGATCATCGCCCAACATGAAGTTGGGCTTTGTATTTTATAAACTATTTACATAACAGGAGGATTAAAGTGTGCCTACTAATCTTGGACCAAAATCACAAACTAGCGCGATTGTCTTAACATCAACTGGCTCAACTTTACTTGTCTCCACGTCGCTGCCATTTGGCGTTTATACGGGCTCTGTCGCATTTTTAAGCGGTGCCTCAGACCAAGTAGCCTTTGTCTACAAAAAGCTCGGTGGAGACGTCGTAGACATCGAGCTAACCCCATCTAATGTATACTCTTCATATGAAGAAGCCGTCCTAGAATATTCCTACATATTAAACTTACATCAAGCAAAGAATATTCTGTCAGATGCGTTAGGGAACACCACCGGAACATTCAATCATAAAGGCAACGCTATATCCGGCCCAGCCAGCGCCAGCCTTAGATTTCCAAGGTTTGAAGCGAATTACACGAACAGGATCGCCGATGGCGCCGTCACAATGGCCGGCCGCGGCGGTACCACTCCAATTTATTCAGCGTCGTTCACAACCACAAGAAATGTACAAGATTACGATTTACAAACAATAATATCCAGTTCTTCAGCGTCAGGTCTTAACGACAGTGGCGGCCAAGTTGATTATGCAGGAAAAGTGACTGATAAGCGAATAATAATAGATAAAGTGTATTATCGCTCTCCTATCGCCATGTGGAGATTTTATGGATATTATGGAGGCGTTGGAGTTGTTGGGAATTACACGACATACGGACAATATGCGGATGATTCATCATTTGAGGTTATCCCAACATGGCAGAACAAGCTACAAGCAATTATGTATGAAGATTCTCTCTATACTAGGGTGTCTCACTACTCATACGAGTTACTTAATAACAAGTTGAGATTATATCCTGTTCCGCGCGGCGACGACAACTTTGCTGGGTACCTTGATCGTATTTGGTTTAGATTCAGAGTCAAAAACAACGTTTGGGAAGAAGACGGCGACACTGACACCGGTATTGAAGGGGTTAACAATATAAATACGCTTCCATTTGAGAACATACCGTATGAAAATATTAATTCAATCGGAAAACAGTGGATTCGGAAGTATTCTCTTGCCCTTTGTAAAGAAATGCTGGGACAAATCAGAGGTAAGTTCACTACGATGCCTATACCAGGCGAAAGCGTGACACTGAACCACTCAGAGCTTCTTTCGCAAGCTAAGGAAGAACAAACACAACTTAAAGACAAGTTGATGGAAATCCTCAAAGAAGTTGAATATCCTGAATTGGCCAAGAAGGATCAAGAAAAGATATCAGCAGCAGAAGAAACGCTAAGAAGGTCACCACTGCCGATATTCGTGGGATAATAAATTATGGCAAACGAATGGAAAAAACCCGACGCACCACCCCCGCCACTTTTTCTAGGTAAAAAAGAACGAGATCTTGTCAAACAAGTAAATGACGAATTGATTGAAAAGATCATTGGTCAGCAAATTCTTTACTATCCCATTGACATTGAAACCACGAACTTCCATGAACTATATGGCGAGGCCATAAAAAAGACGTTCCTATCCCCAATTCGTGTATACGCTTTAGTAGAATTCACTGAATACTCAACTGAATATTTAGAAAGCGGCGGAATTGATAAGACATGGGAGATAAACGTGCACTTCCATCGTAGAAGATTGACAGAAGATCAAGATCTATACATCCGAGAAGGCGACTTTGTTTTGTATGGAGATTTTTATTACGAGATAGTTAAACTATCAGAACCTAAAAAGCTTTTTGGTCAAGTCGACCATAGTTTTGAGATTGCTGCTCGCTGCCGTCGCGCCAGAAAGGGACTTTTCGATGCTACCTGATAACTTTGATTTTGCACAATTACCGCCTGGTACGTCTAAGACCACTCTTAAAGAAATAGGTATGCAGGCATCTAATATAGAGAATATTGATTATACTATTGTTTCGTGGATTAAAAAAGATCTAGATTTAAGTGCCACCACAAACGAAGGCTTTGTCAATGTGCCGGTCTTGTGGCAAACACCTGAGAGAGCATTTCAAGTAAAGAACGAAAAGGAGCTGAGAGACGACGGCGGGGCCCTTAAATTGCCCCTTATTAGTGTTGAAAGGACCGCTATCACTAAAGACCCTTCCAAAAAGGGCGCATATCAGGCGCATACATATTCATATGACATGAATGGCAGGATCGGACGGATGGTCCTGGCGAAAAGAATAAAGCAAGACAAAACACGCAATTTTGCAGTCGCTGCAGCCACTCGTAATAAGACTATTGGATCCCAGCAGCTAAATTCTCCGAGAATAAATAAGAAGATCGTTATACAGACCCTTTCAATCCCAATACCAGTTTATGTTAATGTTGATTATAAGATAACATTAAAAACAGAGTATCAACAACAGATGAATGAGTTGTTAGCGCCCTTCATCGTGAGAACAGGACAAATTAATGCTTTTACCATGAAAAGGAACGGCCACTTATATGAGGCGTTTATTGAACAAAGTTTCGCACATAATAATAATGTTTCCAATCTAAATGAAGATATGAGAATGTTTTCGAGTGAGATAACAATTAGGGTTCTGGGCTACCTGATGGGCGAAGGTGAGAACGACGATCGCCCAATTGTCAGAGTAGATGAGAACGTTGTGGAACTAACTTATCCTCGTGAAAGCACACCGTTCCCGGGCACCGAAGACTTTTTTACACCATAAAGCAGTTCAGGAAGTGTCTTTGGGATTAAAAATACTATTTATTCATGATTGCGTAAGCATTTAAATACATTAATCACTAAGAGGGACGGATAATGTCAGTAAAAAGTTTTAAGTTTGTATCTCCCGGAGTATTCATCAACGAGATAGATAACTCCTTTGTTCCTAAAACGGCACAAAACATTGGACCGGTCATTGTTGGCCGATCCCGCAGAGGACTGGCCATGCAGCCAATCCAGATTGAATCCTACTCCGATTTCGTGACAGTTTTTGGAGATACCGTGCCTGGAAATGGCGGCGGAGACATATCACGATATGGTAACTACCAGTCGCCGATGTATGGTACATACGCCGCAAAGGCGTTCCTGAGATCAAATGTCGCCCCTCTCACATATGTGAGACTCTTGGGTCAACAAACTACTACCGGTAAATCCGTCGGCGGCGCTGCAGCTGCAGGTTGGAAGACCGCCAACCGCATCACAACATCCCCAGCCACAAACGGCGGTGCGTATGGACTGTGGGTATTCCAGAGCGGTTCAACTCAAGACATCGGCACCGGCATTTTAGCTGCAGTGTGGTATCTTAATGATGGACGACTTGAATTAAGTGGAGCCTTAGCCCACGGAGCCACCACGAGAACAGCAAGAGGCGTCGGTAAAGTAATAGTAACAGACGCAAGTGGACTATTTACTGTAGTGGCTTCTGGATCACAAACTGAAGAATTTACAAAGTTCTCGCTCGATGATTCTAAAGAAACATTCTTGCGCAAGAAGTTTAACACCAATCCGCAATTAGCTAATACTAACGCCTCGTCATTTTACCCGGCTAGCACAAGAAAAGACTACTGGCTTGGAGAGACATACGAGCAAGCATTACGCAGAGAAGGATACGCTACAGACACAACGTTATTTGGTGTGATTCTAGGATTAGGCAATGAGTCTTCGTATGGTGCCGGTATCGATGCCGATTATGATCCTAGCAACATGAAAAAGCAAGCAGCAAGAGAAGCCGTCGCAGGGTGGTTCATCGGACAAGACGTCGGAACTCCGACAAGTTTCGAGCCAGCTAACATGCAGAAGCTTTTCCGCCTCGTTGGCCGCGGCCATGGTGAATGGCTGCACAAAAATGTGAAAGTTTCAATTGAGAAAATTCGCCAGTCTTCAAGAACGACGGATGCATATGGAACGTTTTCAGTGGTCCTAAGAGACTTAAGAGACACAGACAACAAGATTGTTGTGTTAGAACGCTTTGATCTTCTTAGCTTAGACCCAAAATCTTCTAATTATATTGCGCGCAAGATCGGTAATAGATATACCGAGTGGGATTCAGTAACGAAGACACTAAAAGAGTACGGCGACTATTCAAACGCTTCCAAATTCATATATGTTGATATGGACAGTTCAGTGGACGCCGGCGCAACAGAAACAACTCTGCTTCCGTTTGGTTACTTCGGCCCTCCTCGCCCCGCAACCATTACCGGTATCTCCGGAACTGGAAGCATGGCGGCAGGCTATTCCGGACTGGCTGACTATTTCGTGGTTGGCGGCGCGTCCGTCATTGCTGGGGTACAAGGCATCGGCGGCACTGCAAGCGGCTGGGGAAGTGGTTTCCTCTCGGGTGCTTACGGCACGATGCCCACCTCGGCCACCGACCTCCTGTCCAACGCACTCACAGGAACTCTGTCGTTCCCAAGTGCTTCACTAAGAATGTCAGCATCTGATGGCGGACTAAAAGATCCGACCAACGCATATTGGGGGCACTCTACCACAAGAAGTCAAACATCAACTAGTCCAGATGCAAGTGTAGGCGATTACATGAATCTAATTTATGCAAATTTCCCGGGCGATCCGACAACCGGAGAGTATCTGGTGAAAGGAGTTAACGCATATGAATATGTGTTTAGCCTGGATGATATTGGAATCAGCGGAAGCACAGCATACTACTATCAATCCGGTTCTCGTAAAATCGAGGAATCAGCGACATCATCGTCATACACAGACTTGTTAGATGCAGGATACAACCGATTTACTGCGCCTTTCTGGGGAGGATCTGATGGGTTCGATATCACATTAC